CCCACCCTGTCTAGCCAAGCGATGTTTCGACTGGCACAGGATCCTCCGGAGCGGTAGATAGTGGGACGCTCTCCGCACCCAAAGCCCCCAGCGCCCCTTCGATGGCACTGCGCGTGGTGAATGGCTTGCCCTTTGCGTCAAGCATATACTTAATACCTTGAGCTTCCATTACTCGGGTTAGCTTAGGCGTAGTGTATGCCTTGAAGATGTCAAATAATTGACGGTAGTAAAGATAATCAGTTTGGTCGCTCATTGTTTCTCCTTAGAAAAAAGCCCCGACTAGCGGGGCAAAGGGGTAGTGCCACTAAATTACTGATGGCATTTACCACGGGACGTCTTGTGACGGGGCCGGTGCGGGAGCAGTATCTTCCCTTGGCTTCCAAATGACACGCTCTGCATACCACTTGCCGCCTTTAGACTCTTTGACTTCGACGTTAAGCCATTCAATGCCCTGCTCTGACTTTTCAATATTGCCAACCCACTGTTTAAACTCGTCCAGCTTAAAAGACAGCTTGGCTTTTACAAAGTCAGGGGCGTTATCGCCGGGATGTTTGGCTATTAAGCCATCTGCAAACTGTTTCTCTTCGCTCATGCTACTTGTTTCCTCGCGTTGTAAAACTCATCGGACTTCAGGAATGTCCGCTCTGCTGTGGTAAAGATGCCGCCTTTGGTTGGCGCCAACCACAATGCCTCTTTGGTGTCGTTACTTAACTCATCCCACCCTTCTGCAACTGCAAGTGTATCACCTTTTTTAATGTTTTCTTTAATATAAGAAACACTTGAAAGGTTTTCTGCTAGTGCTTTATTGTGACGAACAATTGGATCAACAGAGTCTTGTGCTGACCCATGAGCGATGGCATTTGACACCTCGTCTGCACTGGCAATTTCACTGCCACCCAATCCAAGAAAAGCCAAGGCTCTACCAACGGCAGATGTTTCTGCATTTTCCAGCGCCGAAGTCTTGTTAATCTTGCCGTAGGTTCTGCTTTCTTCTGCGTAACCTGTAGCGACAACCCTGTTTTCAGCATTACGGATGGTTGCCTTAATAACAACGTATGGGTCTGGTGCTTCTGCCCTTGTTGTTTCAATTGACCAGCCTTGATAGGCTTTTGACTTTCTGAAGTCATCAATGCGACGAGCTACTGTTAAGTAAACCTTCCCATGAATCTCTACTTCACCTTTACTTTTATCCGCTTTCATCATGGCCTCCTTTGTTTGACCAAAGACATTTGACTATATCTGTCTACATTTGTCAACATTTTAAAACATTAAAAGAATTATAATAAGTAGTTGACAGGTCATAAAGGTTCATTCAAAGTTAGGGGTTCCGCCAAATAAAAAAAGGAGAGCTACATGCAAGACGATTGGACGGCGTATTGCGAAGAACAAAGCAGACTAACACTGCAAATACCACCACAGCCTGTCAATGGCTCCACATCAAACACTATTTTAAAAGCTGACCATACCCATTCCATTACAGTAAACGGCACTGACGGCCCATCTGTAGCCTCATCGCTAACTCGACTCAGAAATGCCGCAGTAAATGACCGGATAAAAGAAATCGAAGAACGCCTTGCGAAAGAGCGGGATGTGGTTCCGGGAATGATAACTACCGGGACAGTAACACTTGTTTACGCTCCAAGCGGGGCAGGTAAAACAGTGTGGATATTGGGAAATCTATTTCAATCCATTCGCAACAACTTAATACGCGGCTCCGATGTTATATATTTTAACGAGGACGATGGCGCTAAAGGCGTACTTCAGAAAGCAAAACTTGGTGACCGGCATGGCATAACGATGGTGACATTAGCTAACTCGCCAGACCAATCACTCCGCAACACAGAAGATGCCTTGCGTTTATTAAACCTAATCCGCATGGAAAAAGAAGCGGATGGCAAGATTGTAATTTGCGACACTTTAAAAAAGTTTGCGCCAGTTTTAAACAAGTCTGATATGCGTGATGTGCTTCATGTCTTTCGTGAGTTTGCGGCGGCAGGCGGGACAGTTATTTTGCTGGGACACTGCAATAAACATAGAGACCTACATGGCAGGCTTATCTTTGAGGGTGTTGGTGACCTTAAATCCGACGTAGATAATATGTTTGGACTTGACCCATTGAATGACAAGTTTGCCGCATGGCAAGAGCTTTTAGTAATCAATGAAAAAGATCGCAGTCAGGTTAGTTTTGAGGGTGGGTTTAAATATAAGCAGACCGGGGAGTTAATTAACTACGAAGAGTCCGTTGACTCTGTGCAGTTTATGAGTCCTGACGACATTGCTGATCTTAAAAACAAACAGCGCGCACAAGTTAATGTTGGAAAAGCTAAGTCTAAATACGAAGATGAATATTATTTTCTTAAGTCAGTAATGAGAGAAGGTGGGTCATTTTCTCAGAGCGAGCTATATAATATGCTCCGGAATGAGGAAACAAATCCAAACGAATGCACAAAGAAAACATTGCGTAACTGCATGGAATTGTTGCGTGGAAACTATCTTGAACTTGAGCGAAGAGGCGCAAACAACGCCAAGTTTTACCGTTGGACGGCGTAGGTATGCGGTTGGCCCCGTTGGCCCCGCTGGCCCCGTTAGCCCATGATTTAGGGGGCGGGTCAAATCAAGTGGCCCCCTTTACCTTGGGCCAACCGGGCTAACCGGGCCAACCAAACTAGGAGGAGTTATGACAGACGGACATCAGTGGCTTGTTGATCACAAAGATAAGCTAGAGTTTTTTATTAGCTTTGCCACGCTTGCGCTAGAGAGTGGTGAACACCACCTATACTCTATCAAGCCTGCTGGCAGAACAGAAAAACAAAACAACGCCATGCATTTATGGTTTAGGCAGATTGCTGAAAAGTTAAATGATGGTGGTTACCACGCTACTCACCCTTTTAATGCAGAAGTTGAAGTGCCATTTACCGAGGTGCTTGTAAAAGAAATGCTGTACAAGCCCATCATTAAAGCCATGTACGACAAAAAATCTACCGGAGGGTTATCGGGTAGGGAGCTTAGCGAAGCCGCTGAGGTGCTTGTCAGGTGGCTTGCAGAGCACAAGGGTATGCTTGTGCCATTCCCTCAGCATGTAAAGGAGTTAAACTAATGGCGATTAAAAGAGAAGCTTGCGATGTCTGGTTCAGTAAGTGCGTCCGACACCGTGACCAACACCGCTGTGTTTACTGTTTCGGAGAAGGGACTGACTGCGCTCATATCTACGGCAGGGCCAAGAAGTCTGTGCGTTGGTCAATGGATAACGCCATAACCCTATGCCGTTACCACCATAGATACTTTACAGCTAACCCTATTGAGTTCCATGACTTCTTGCTCAAGACATGGGGCGAAGGCCACATGGATATACTGCGTGAAAAAGCCAACGCCATCCTAAAAACCAACAAGATACTGCGGAAAGAAATAAGCGATCATTACCGGGCAGAGTTTAGAAAAGCCGAAGCTGACCCTGTATATGAAATCGTAAGCTGGAATTAATCTGTTTCTGGCAAACGTTTCTGAGTCATCATCCCGCCAATCTCGGTAAGCTCTTCCTGTCCAGTAAGCTCGCCAACATTTCTGGTAACACGACCAGCATCCCTAAACAACGGTAGCTCTGATGCAAGTCGGGCTACCGGATATTCTCTGTCTATAACACCAATCGTCGTGCCTGCAATATCAAATGGTCTAGTTACCGTTATAGGTAGCAAGCCCTGTGCAAATGTCAGCATGATTCCATTTTCTTTGATCTTGCCAAACTGGTAGTCATTCAGGCCAAGAGTGTTAGCAGTCAACAATGATGCCCATGCATCACCATATCCTCTGGCAATGCCACTTGCAGATACTTCGCCATCACCAAATAAAAACTGCCTGCCTTCATTAATAGCGGCATAACCACCAGCACCGTACACCGCATAGCGGCCTAAAAATTCTGCGGCCTTTTCTGGCTTGCCTGCCTTGATATTGTCCACTACCTCGCGGAGCGCAAGTGCTTGCTGTTTAACCACGAAGCCGCGCAATGCCCACAGGGGTCGGAGATTCGGATGGCGTGCCCATGCCGCTGGCCTGCCTGCCGCACTGATTAACTGTTGTTGACCAAGCCCAGCAAACATTAACTCTTCAGTTAATTCTTTGCCTTTGCCGGTGTACTTCCGCCAATCCTGACCATGTTTTTTTAGCTGGCTTTGAATAATGTCTAGCTCAGCTTGGTTAAAGTAAAAACTCCAGTTATCGGCAAGTCGCCCAGCTTGTGCATCATCAGCCGCGCTTTTCAGAACGCCACGCATAACACCTTGTTTGCCTATTTGGTCAAATGCGGCAAAGCCTGACTTCCGCATCAAAAAGTCTGCTGACTTCCGCATTTTCTCTGCGGTATTAACCATCCACCCAGCACTATCAGATGCTTGATCGTTAATAATGTTTACAAACTCACCAAATGTTTGATTGCTCAATCCTGCTTTCTCTAAATCAACGTTCGGCACTGCTTTAAATTTGCCGGGAACGACTGCTTTTGCGCCTTCTCGGACGGCACTGCCTCCATACTTAGCCCCTACAAGTGGAATGTCTGCAAGGTTTAATACGGCAGACAAGGGGCCAGCAAGAGTAAGTGCGTATGCTGTAGAGTTAGCCGCTTGAATTAATGGGTGCGGTGTTGCTGACTGCCCCATAATTGCTTCGGTAATTTGGTTTCTTGCAAATGCCGCGCCCTCGTCACTTATCCCTTTCTTCCGTAGGGTTAATTCAAGCGCATCCATAAACTGTTCAGGCGTCAATGCAACTTGTGGGTTTTCTGAAGCCCGCATCTGTGACCTAAGCAACCTGTCAGATTGAGCCGCCTCTTGTTGCTCTTGTATTGCGGCTTTATAAGATGCTATTTCTTCTGGAGATTGTCGGCGTCCCAACCCAGTAGATATATATTGCGCTAATTCAAATTGCGATTTTACCGACCTAAAGTTTCTTAACTCTCCAAGGTCTACGCCAAACTTTTGCTGTATCTGATTAAGCCGCTCCATTTTAAATATGCGGCGCATATCAGAAGCAAGCGGGTTATCGTAGTCAGCTACAGCCGGACGATTTGGATCTTTGTCATCTAGGTATTGACCCCGAGTTCTTGGCTTAAATGCGCTGTCATCAAACATACGCTCAATGTCAGCCTCAGACATGCCCTCTTCTTTTAGTTGATTAGCGCGCGCCCTGTTGCGTGTATGCAGAAATGTTAGGTTAATAGCGGCATTGGGGTTTGTATCAAAACTTGCACCGAATATTTTCTTGTTTAGCGTATTGTTTTTGCTGGCGCTGTACTGAAGATACTGCTTTAAAACAGCCATGTGTTCAGTGCTGAGTTCTTGACCAAGCTCCTGCTCAAGCCTTGTTAATGACTTTGCCTGAAGGCTCTTGCGAAAAGCATCCCGGCTACTTGACGATGCTTTGCGTGCAATCGCATTGGCTTTAAATATCTCATCCTTGGTAAGCATTTGACCTGACGCATAATCAAGCAATATGCCTTTGGCTCTGTCGCTTTCATTAATCGCCTTAATAACAGGGATAAGACTTTCCTGCATTTTGCCAAGGTCTTTATCTATAACTCGCAAGGCAGTTTCATCTGCTCTTTGAAACCTACCGCCAACGTCAGCACTGACACGGCGAATAAGCCTGTCAGATACGCCAGTTAACTTGTCATCGTAAAAGTTTTTAACAGCACCAATCATGCCATCCCAAAGCTCGCCTGCTGTTTGAGCATCACGCAATGGGGTTCTGGTGTACTGAGGGTTATCTACTTCTGTATATACAGCGGCGTCTTCAGCCTCCTGTATTGCTCGCAACTGACCCTGATCGTCAATAGCCTCTGAAATGTCAGCGGCTTCATCTGCTTGGGTTTTTAATCCGCCAAGGGACGATGGCGTCATTGCCGCATCAACAACCTTACCAAGAGTTAATCCAGTCAGCCCGCCAATAAGACCGCCAGTAACACGCTCCTCAAACTTATCACCGCTTGCAAATCCATAAACACCGCCTTCTACTGCGGCACCTTCTGCCAAGCTCAACCCAGCTTTTGTCAATGCTTTACCGACAACAACACCCGTTGGTATTGCGCCTAAAATTTCTAATGGCAACGCATATTGGCCTAATACTGGATTTTCTTTTTTAAACTTCTTGCGAGCGTCTTCGTATTCTTTTTTGGCTACAGCATATTCTTTGTCTGATGTTGCGGCTTTTGCTATTGAAGACAACTCGCCAAGCATCCCAAAGGTTACGCCTTCGCCAAACTCAACAAGCAGTCCTTTGCCAGCTTCTTTGTCGCGCTCAATGCTTTTGCCAATAAGATCAATTGACTCTTGCGGAACAACAAAATCATCCTGTCTTAATCTCGACGGTTGCGTGTACTCATCAAGAGCATTTTGTGGAACAACAAAATCGTTAACGCTCATTACAAAACTCTACCACCAACACCTTGCGCCTGAGTTAATCCGCGTTGCTTGCTGGCATCAGACTTTAATCTTTCAAGTGCCGAGCCTCTAACCAACGGATCATTTGGATCTTTGTAATCAGTATCCCACGGTTTAGCACCAGACTTTGCATTTGTTGCCGCAATAACAGCATCAATTGCAGTAGCCGCTTCATCAAGCTCTCTACTTTCGTTTTCTTGAACCTGAAGCATGTCTTCAAATTCATCTGAAAACTTGTTTCTTGTCCAATCAACAGCTATTTGCCTTATTTCTACAGGCGTTTTGCCTTCAGACAAATCGTAAAGTTCCTGTAATTCTTCATCAGAAAGCTCATCAATTTCCTCGCTAAGATCATCAAGAATATTTAACGATAAATCTGCTCCGGGTTCTGTTTGTATGTCTCGTAATGCTTGTCTAGCAAGCGCTCTTGCTTCCCCACCAGAAACTTCTGTTATGTTGCGCAATGCAATTCCTCGCGCGGCCTTTGCCTCCCCCTCGACCAAACTTATAAATTGTTTTCGATCAAGAGCAGGATCACCGCTTGACTTGTAACCAGTTGCCGCAAGTCGTTTTTTTTGCTCTGCAGTAAGAGGCTTTCTAGGGTCTTCATCTTTTATTTTTGCAACTTCACCATCTAACTTTTCAAGTTCAAGCTCAGTTCTTTCAAAATCTTTAACAAACTTACCCAGATTTAGCGTATTAGCCTGCTTAACAACTTGGCTGTAACGCTCCGATCCCTTTTTAACAGATGACAAAGCGGCAATAACAGCTTTTCCTCTTTCATCCCTAAGTTGTTCTTCTCTAGTTAAAGCAGTTAATTCAGTGTTGTACTGAATCGTTGATGCTTCAGTAGCCGCCGCTGTGTTTCGCTTCATCATAGCAAGACGTTCTTGTAATGTTTTTTGCACAAGCAACTCTTGGTCTGATAATGGCCCCATTTGTTGGTCAAAGTTTTGCAATGCTTTTTCTGTATTTAAAATCGACATTGCAGTGTTCGTTGTTTTATTTGATTGGGTGGCTCCACGTTGTTGATTGACCGTATTAATACTGTCCAAAATCAACTGCCTAGACTCTGCATTTTTTGTTGCGCCAAGCAATTCATTTAAATCATTCGCCGCGCCAGTAAGCATCCCCATATCGCCCGCTTCTTGGGCAATCTGAGCTTTCTGCATTAACTCAAGGCTACTTTCTTGAACCAGCCTTTGCTCTTCTTCGCGCTCTCTGCGCTCAACACCAAGCATCCCAGCGCCAATAGCTAATCCAGCATTTCTAGAAAAACCGGGCCTTGCAAGCTGGCCTAAAACAGCATTACTTAACCTTAAATCTGCCATGATTTATCTCCAAATCCCGGTGTAATCAACCTGATAGTATCCGCTCTCGTGAATACTTACACGTTCTGGATGGCTTTCAAGCAACTCTTGGGCAAGCACCCCAACTTCAGAGCCGTACTTACCAAACGCATTAGCCGCTTTATTCCAATCCCAATAATAAAGATTAAAACCCTGCTTGTTTGTGCCAAGCGGCGTAATGTTTTCTTTAAGACGCACATCTGATATTTGCGTCATGAGGTCACTAACAAAGTCAAATAATCCACCACTGCCACTTGATGCGCCTGCCGCCAATACTCCAGCGCCAACATCACCAATAAGATTGGCTTGACCAAGGCCAGACGCAAGCAATGCATCAATGCCGCTCATTGAGGCTTCGCCAAACAAACCAACACCATACAATTGACCGCGTTGTTGTAACTGACTTGCCGCTAATGCTTGCTGTAATGCATTTAAAGATGCCGCTTCAGGAATAAACGCGGCTTTAGTAGCGCCCAGCCCGCGATCAAACTGAGCAGACTGAAGCGCTTGTTCTCCAGCAAGCATTCCTAGCCCTGCTGTGCCAAGTTGCAATCCCCTAGCTTGACGAGCACCAAGCAAGTCCTGACCAATGCCCGCTAATGCGCCTGTAGTACCAGCAAACTGCGCTCCTAGCGCGCCAGCCTGACCTCGCTCAGCTTGCGCCTGTTGCATTGCCTGAAGCATTGCTGTGTTTTGAGCTTCTGATTGAGCTTTAGCTAGCGCCAATTGCTCTGATGTGCCGCCAAACAAATTAGTTCTTACGCCCAGCCTGCCTTGATTAGCCAGCCTTTCTTCTAGCATTAATCTTTGCCGTTCTTCATCTGGCATTTGAGCCGCACGTATGCGATCAAAAATAGCCTGCTCCCTAGCTTGCGGGTTTGCTAGTGACTCACCTATAAATTGCTGAGCCGCCCCCGCCGCCATGCCGCCAAGCGCGTTTGTTTGAGCTAAATTTGCAATATTAGCGTCAAGCTCCGGCCTAACATCCCCAAGAAGCTGTCCACCAAGAGTACCGACTTGTGCCGCTCCCGGCATAACTCCTTGTGTTTCTGTCAATCCACGAGAAAGCAGGGCATTTTGAAGTAAAGCGGCATCTCCAGTTGGCCCCAACTGCAAAGCGTCATCATTAAATGTAGCGCCACCAGTTCCAGTGCTTACACCATATGGAACAAACGATGTTTTGCCTTCAACAGTAGAGGCTAAAGTATTCGCCGCACTTTGAGCGGAAGTGCCAATACCTCCTAGCTTGTTATATGCTGTATTAATTGCCGCTAAACCAGCAATGTCACTAAACAAAGACATTAGTACGTCCCTCCATCAATCGTGCCTGTAGACAGAGTTCCCGTAAAATTAAGCGCAGGAATCGTTACAGTCCCCGTAAAGGTTGGCGAAGCAATATTCGCCTTAGTAGCTGACGCCACAACAATGGCATCAAATTCTGTGTCAAACTCACTACCGCGAATAATCTTATTGGTATCGCCAGCAGGCAACGTATCCTTAGCAGTAAAGTTCGTTGTTTTTGTATAGTTGCTCATACCGTTTTACCTATAAGTGCTAGTACATTAATTTCTTGAATTGAAAGTTGAGCGCCGTCTATATCGGCTTCAAGGCCAATTGTTACAACACCGCCACTACCCGTAGCATTTACCGTGGGCTTAGTAGTTAAAATGCCGCCAGTAAATGTGCCAACGGTGTATTCTGATACGCCAAAAAATGCTGACACTTGACTGCCTACGCTAATTTCGTAATTGTTAAATGTTGTTTCAAAGTCGTAAGCCCACTTAACAAAAATTGTTTCTTCGTTAGCGCCAATCAGCGTAGGTTTAATTTTTTTAACAATCTTTGTTTTGCTAGGATCGCCAAATGTTAATGCGGGACTAAAATATCTAAAACGATAAACAGATGCATTATCTAAAAACGTGTCGTACTTTCCCAAACCATCAGTAGTGCCAATGTACAGGGTGCCATCTTTATCTCTAGCAAACGACTTGTGATCTACAGACGTCCAACGAGTTGTTCTGTATGCACCATTTTCTAGCCTGCCTTTTAAATCAAAGCAGTAAATAGTAGTTTGGCTAGGAAAACAAATAAGGTAAAACGAATTTTCAGGGCTGTATATTGAAGCAACAGGCTCTGTTTCGGCGGCAATAACTTCAATAATTTCTGTTTTTACATTCAAGCTAAGATCGGTAATTGGCAAAGCTTTTTCTTGTATAGCTCTTCCAAGGCTTCGCAGTCCAGAATTAGACATAAACAATATATCTGTACCAATTGATTGAACTGAATTTCTATCAATGCAACCAACGCCAGATACGGTATCAGCCAAAGTCATCGACGCAGGGCTGTCAGCGCCTTCATACAACAAAATACTATGTTCGCCAAAAATTACTAAGTTATTGTTGTGTGCGGCTAAAGCAACAACCTCGTCATACCCATCAGGCCATGCTTTCGTAACGTCAATAGAGCCGCTAGATCCTGAGTTAAAGTTATGACCAGTTAGCAAATCAGACCAATAAATTGTTGTGTCATCAGCTGAGTTGCCAACAACAAACAGCCGACCAAATGCGGCTAAAACCTCATTGCTGTATTGATCTGACCCAACGTGAGCGCCGCTAACACTAGACATTTTTGTAACAGCGCCAAGCGTATTGCTATAAACCAACGGCTCATATCCTCGTTGGAAAAAATAAGCATGGTCATTGAAGTTAACAATTTTCCAGTTATTAGCAGTAATCGTGTATGAAGCTGGCGTAGCATCAACTAATGTAGTTGTGCCAGTCATTATCTTATTATTGCCAGTGCTAAAAATTATTTCATTGCTGGCATTATCGTAAAACTGGTGGACTCTGTGCAAATAATCAGCACCTAAGACAGTCTTCGTTGTTGTAATAACATTAATGCCTTTACGCGCGGCAATACGACCACGCTTGTCAATAACCGCATTGTCAGCAACATCTGCAAAAGATGGGTCTTGTGCTATTGGCGAGTCTTCTGTGTTAACCCCCTTAAAACCGGGAGCAACCAAGTTAATACTCTGTAGGGGCTGTGACATAACGATTCCTACGGTGTATAAAAAATAGTTTCTTCAGGATGTTTTTGTGCATCCATAGCAATTGCATCAGACAAATACCTATCAGCAATAGCAAAATACTCTGGCGTAGATGTGCCGCCAGTTTCCCCGCGCTCACGCGCTAAAAACGCTAAAGCTAAGTGAATAACTGGCTGACTAGGAATAGCCAATGTATCTGAATCGCTACTTAATTCTGTATTTCTATTAACTAGCTTTGCTTTTAATGAATAAACGCCGTCTGGCTTTGGGTATATATCAATTTGCGTATCGCCATTGCCGTCAACACCATTATATGTAAAGTATTTTGGTGCGCCTGATGTTGGAGTATTTACAAAAAACTCATTGTCAAACCATGCTTGCGTTTGATATTCCATTTCAAGATTAGACGTATCGTTAATAATTCTAAATACTTTTCCGTTATCACCACTTCCTGTTAGTGAATAGGTGTAGTCATCTGCGGCTGTAGTTATTGTTAGTGTGCTTCTTAATGCAGACCAATCCCACGCAGTTTCAACAAACTTTTTGGCATCATTTACAAAATCACCAACCATAGTGCTATAAGTTGTTGTTGCAACAGTAGCAACCGTGTCTTCACGCAACCGGCGAAGAACATTATTAACTAAATTCAAATATGTCATGAGAACATTCCTTTCCCACCGCTAAGGCTTCGCTGAATTAAACTATTTAATGTTGTGCTAGATTTTGGGGCTAACATAGATTGCGTTAGGTCAGCCAAATAATCGTTTTTAGGCAAGTTAACATTTGGAACTGTTGGATTTTGATAGTCCAACCTCATCATAAAATCACTGCCTTTTGTTGGTGTAAATGTTCCCCCGGTATTTTCGGGAATAGATATATCTTTAAACAACTCAACAACAGAATTTTCGCCGGGATCTTTATTTGTATTTTCCCCATCCTTAGCTCCAACAGCATCAGCAACTGTTTCTCCATCTTTTGTTATTTCGTCTTCTGTTTCGCCGCCTTCTTTGTCATCGCCCTGACCAAGCTCTGGCTCTTTTTCTTTTGTTTCTGATTCTGAGTCCTTGCCATTAATAATCAGGTCAACCGTCTCAGCGTCTTTTATTGTGCTATTAAGTATTTCGTCTTCGGTTTCCCCGTCTTTATCGTCATTTAAATCATCATTGCCCTCACCGTCTTTGGTTGCAGGGTCTTGTATTTCGCCAGTGTCCTTATTGCCAATAACTTCAGAAGTAATTTCTCCATCTTTAACAGGGTTGTTTAATATGTCTTCTTCAGTTTCTCCGTCCTTATCTTCGTTTAAATTATCATCACCTTCGCCATCCTTGGTTTCCGTTGACTCTTTCTCGCCATCTTTTGCGCCAACAACATCTCCAGCAGTTTCTGCATCTTTGGTTGGATTGTTTGCTATTTCGTCTTCTGTTTCGCCGTCTTTGTTGTTTGTGTCTTGTTGTTCAGCATCTTTATTTTGAGCATCAGTGTCTTCTGTTTCACCATCTTTGTTGTCGCTTGATTCTTCTTCACCAGAACCGCCATCCTTGTTATCAAAAATGACATCAATAACGCCCGCCAAAAACCCTTCCGAATCTTTGTTTAACGTGTCAGAATCTTCTGGCTCGCCGTCTTTGCTGTTTGCGTCCTCTTGCTCTCCATTATCCTTTGTAGTGTCTGTTTCTTCTTCGCCACCATCTTTTGTTGTGTCGCCAATAGAATCTTCGCCGTCTTTGCTAATGCCAGCATTGTCAGCAACGCTTTCAGTTGTATCTTTTTCTAAGTCTTCGGCGGCATCTTTGTCTTTCTCGGACTCAGCATCAATGTCTTTTTGATTTTGCTCGGAAGCTATTTCTTTCTGCGCCTGCTCTGCGGCTTCTTCTTTTTCGTCTGACTCTGTTGAATCTTTATCAAGCGCTTCACTGTCTTTTACTTGCTGTTCAGATTCTTTAGCAACCCGCTCGGCAGTGTCCTTTTCGGTTTGCTCAGTCTCTGCATCCTTGTCTGCTTCTCCATCTTTATCTTTTTCTGCGGTTTCGTCTGCATCTCCATCTTTATCTTTTTCTGCGGTTTCGTCTGCATCTCCATCTTTGTCTTTTTCTGTTTCTTCTTGAGCATCTTTATCTTTTTCAGAAGACTCTTCGTTTTTGTCTTGATTTTCTGAATCTTTTTCTGCTGACTCAGTGTCTTTTTCCTGCTGTTCAGCTTCTGCGTCTTTTACCTGCGGCTCGGCATCTGCGTCTTTTCGTTCTTGCTCTGAGTCTTTTTCGTCTGTTTCGGCCTGATCTTTATTTGCCTGCTCAGAATCCTTGCCCTCTTGCTCCGCAACATCAGTGCCTGTTTGTTCTGAGTCTTTATTTGAATTTTCAGAGTTATCTTTTATAAATTGCTCGGCTGTTTCTTTCGTTGCTCTTTCAGCAGTATCTTTAAAAACTCCCTCAGAGTATGGTTGTGTGTCTTTTTGAATTCTCTCAGCATCTTTTTGATTGCTTTCGCTGTCTTTGCTATCTTGCTCTGTTTGTTCTTGTTCTTTTTCTAAAGACTCGCCTGCATCGTCTTCGTCGCTTTCATCGCTTGTAGCTTCAGTTTCTTCCGTTTCTTTTTTAAAGTCTTCGTAGCTAGTTGCTACAACCTCGTTATCAGCGTTGTAATCGTAAATAGTATGCGGCTCACCATCAGCATCTACGGCATAAACTTCTTCTACTCCATCATCGTTTAAGTCGCTAGTTTCATAATCAACAGCGCCCTCTGGAAGTGGGCCAAAAACAGATTGTAGGTAAGCCTTTAATGTTTTAAATTCTCGGTTTGCTGTTCCGGAAGGGCCATAAGGATCAAAACCAGCTTTCCACTTTTCTATTATCCGCCTAATAGCTAGTAGACTTCTATCTGGTGGAGCCGTTACAACCTTATCAACCATTATTCTTTTTTCCCGCTTCCAAGAAACAAACCAAACGCCCCTGTTAACGCGCCTGTCATTACTGACACAAGGCCCGCTTGCTCTAAGGTAGGCTCAGATAAACCCATAAACCATTCAACTACGCGATATGTCATTACCAACATCGCCAACATCAACAACCTTGGAATAACACGCCACGAATTTAATTGGTCGGGATTCATTTTGCTCTCAATTTCATTAGCTTGTCAGCACCACGTATTCCAAATGACGCAGATACTGCAAGAAACAATAAATACTGATACCAATCAGGAAGAGTAGATAAAACGTCAAAGCTGTAACGAACACGATCAACAACCCCGGCATCGTCAGCCACAACAGAATACCCAAGACAGAATAATGGGACTGCAAGAACAACCGTCCAAAACTCATCCTTCCATGAGTTGCTGGACGCTTGGGCCATTTTTTCTTCCCACGTAGCGGTGTTACCAATAACCTGCATTTTTGCTTGGTGCTTGGCTTGAGACTGCTCATGGCGATTGTTCATCCATGATTTGGCTAATCCTGCTACTGGGCCTAATAATGCTTGTAACATCAGTCATCGTCCTTTACAAACCGACCTTTATCGTCACGTTTGCGCATTCGATTTGTAAATTGCTTAACAGTGTCAGTTTCCCATATCCGTATGCTTATCCAGATAATGCTAAGCAAGGCAGATAAAGGGGGGAGGATAGTTGAAAGCGTGCCAAGAACTGTGGCTATACTCAACATATCAACAACTTGTTTTGTCGGCTCTTCCATTTCAACCTCTATTTGATACGGCATTAACAATAAAGCTTATTATTCCGCCAAGAATTCCCAAAAGCACAACAATCCATGTTGATTTAACTGCCGTGTCTTTTGCCTCTTGCTGAGCATATACCTCACGCTGTCTTTGTTCAGTTACCTCTCTAACGCATTGTCGATATTCTGCCACACCCTCATTGCCGTATGCATATTGCAATAGCGTTATCAGTTCCTTGCGTTGTTGTTCTATCCTTTTCTTAGCGGCAAACATTTGTGCCGCCTCTGCTTCTACCGACCCTGAAAAAACTACAGCTTTAAAAGGGCTTGTTCGTTTCTTTTGTCTTTGGCTTGCATATAACACATCTGATGCATGGCCTTGCCATCTAGCTACTACCTGAAATGTATCTTCTATTGACTTCCCCGCTTCGATAAATGCCCGCACACCAGCATATGCTTTGGTTGCCGCCGCAACTGCTGTTACTGGGTCGATCATTACAACACCCCATTATTATGGTTTCGTAGGCCATGTGATAGTTCCGGGAAAGTCTGTCTGCTGTGGTACATCACGTAGAGCCTGTCTGTAGGCCGTCATAGCCTCTGTCATAGACACATCAGACAACCCGTAGTGGTCTGTAGCCTTCAGCAGATCGTCCCGTGTAGCTCGTTCTGTGGCTTCTAGGGCGGCATTGTCAGCGGCAGTCTTAGCGTCCTTTTGATCCTGTACAGTGTGAGTGACTGTTGTAGTTACGTCATCTTCATCGGTGACTTCTTCTGTGTACTCAGTAAACATCTCCTGAGTTACCCACTTCTCTTGCCATACACCGTCTACTAGTTCTACACCATCTTTGACAGCTACCTGCCATTCGCTAACATCTGGGGCCGCAGTCTTTGTTACCCGTGCTACACCCAAGGCTTCTAGAGTTGCATCAGTCCACGCTTCAGGCAGAGACATATGCTTGTTTTCTTGTCTTAACTGGACTTTTGTTTTTGGCGTTCCAGTAGCCACTTCAACAAATAACATATTTGTCTCCTGTTAAAACTTGGGTAGTGCCTCAGAAGGCGGTGTAAAGTTAGCGGTGTATCTGGCTATGCCCTTGGTGACTCGTAAGTCGTCTACATAACCATCAAGATAGCTGTATGTTGCGGCTCCAGCACCAGAACGAATAAAACCAACAACAAGCCCTTGTGTGGTTGTTGCTGAAAAATCCAAACTACTGGTAAAAGTAGCACCTAGCTGAACGCCATCAACAAATAGCCTTAAATCTGTACCGTTTCTAGATGAGGCTATGTGGTACCACTGATTAAGATTAGGCGTCCATGAGCGAGCATACAGTGTTTCAGTTGTTCCATCGTATCTATAAAAAATTAATTGTGGGCTTCCGTTATTAGCGTAATACCCAAATATCCAAGACGATTGATTATCTGACCCAGCGCCACCAAAAGACACTAAAGACCCAATGTAAATGCCAGTGCCTAAAGAATTAAAGTTTATCCAGCCTTCAACGGTAAAGTCTCCAGTACCAAAGGCGTACACATCGTCAAACGGTGTCTCAAGATAATCACCAGACCCATCAAACTGCATAGCATTTGACCCGTACTTGGTCGGGTCAGAGCCAGCCACCTTTGCGTTACCAACGGTGTCAATGTTGTTTAGCCCAGATAGATCAGGGATTGCAGAGTCTTGGAAGTTTAGTAAATAACCTACTGTCCCAGAAGATACTGTTGTAGTAAGAGGCACAGAAGGAAGAGAAAAAGAAGCTGTGTAAAGATCAGCCCCTTTTGTTATTCTTGAGTCAGTTATATATCCATTTACAGGCGCAGGAAACGGACTACTGCTGTTTCCCCCAACCCACAGTGCAGTATCAGTCAAATTGGAACTATTAGTTGTAGTGCCCCCACTTTGCCCGTTCACCCATATCGTTAATGTTCCACCAGATGACCTTGTTAAAGCAACATGAT